CGCGGTCGGCGCGGTCCAGGCGGTGAAGGGCATCGGCGAGGAGGCCGACGCGTACACCGAGCTCCAGAACCGGGTCCGCCAGTTCACGACGACCGAGCAGGAGCTCGCCGACACCACGAACAAGCTCTTCGAGATCAGCAACCGCAACCGCGTGTCGATCGACGACACCGGCGAGACGTACTCGCGCCTCGCGAACGCGCTGAAGGAGGCCGGCTTCTCCGGCGACGCGACGCTCAACACGCTCGACCTGCTGGAGCGCGCGATCCAGACGAGCGGCGCGACGACGGGCCAGGCGAACCGCACGCTGCTCGAGTTCGGCGAGGCGCTCTCGACCGGCGAGCTTAAGGGCCGGCAGTTCCAGTCGATCCTGCGCAACACCCCGACGCTCCTCACCGAGCTCGCGCACGGGCTCGGCGTGTCGACGCAGCAGTTCGACGCCATGGCGAAGGAGGGCAAGCTCACCACCGACGTCATCGTCAAGGCGCTGTCGGGCGCGTCCGCGGAGATCAACGAGCGGTTCGCGAAGACCGTCCCGACGATCGGCCAGGAGTTCACGATCCTGAAGAACGACATCGAGCAGGCGATCGGCAGCGTCGCGCAGGGGCTCGGGCCCGTCTTCGCCGAGATCGAGCCGGTGATCAAGTCGCTGATCTCGGGCCTCGCGCCGCTCTTCGCCGAGGTCGTGAAGGTCGGCGTCGCGGTCGCGAAGCTAAACCCCGAGTTCGAGCTGCTCGTCCAGGGCTTCAAGCTGATCGGCCCCGTCGCCAGCACGCTCGCGAAGATCCTCGGGCCGCTCGTCGACCTGCTGAGCAAGATGGCAGACCTCGTCGGCGACGTCTTCGGCGCGATCGGCGACGCGATCGGCGAGGTCGGCACGCTCGCCGGCGAGACCTTCGACGAGGTCGGCAGCGGCCTCACGGCGAGCGCCGACTCGGCGGAGAAATTCCGGCGCGAGCTCGAGCACCTCAAGGACCAGCAGGACCAGACGTCCGCGTCGACCGGCTACATGACCGAGGCCGAGCGCGACTTCATCGACGAGGTGACCAAGGCGTCGCCGAACGTCGACGCGCTCAACGTGTACCTCGGGATCCTCGCCGACCAGAACCAGGTCGGCGCCGACGCCGCGGCCGAGCACGACAAGAAGCTCCAGGCGTTCGCCGACACCGTGAACGCCGGCGGCAAGGCGCAGAAGGACTTCGCCGACTACGCGCTCAACGTCGCCGAGGCGCTGAAGGCCGGGCTGATCCCGAGCGCGACCGAGGCCGGCGCCGCGATCGAGCGCTACAAGGACGCGCACGAGGAGGCGCTAGATCCGGTCGGCGCGCTCGCCGGGAAGATCGCCGACCACGTCGCGGCGCTCCAGGACGAGCGCGGCGAGAACAGCGCCGGCGCGCTCGCCGAGAAGTACCTCAACGACCTGCGCAAGCAGGGCGTCGAGCTCACCGACGACCAGATCCAGTCGGTTAATGCCCTCGCGGTCTCGGAGGCCGCCGCGATCAAGCAGCACGAGCAGCACGCGAAGGCGATCCATGCCGGCGCCAAGGAGGTGAAGAACTTCGCCGACGAGCTCTTCCCGCTCCAGAAGGCGATGAAGGAGCTCGGTGACGTCGAGAAGTACCTCGACGGCCTCGTGGCCCACGGGACGATCACCTTCGACGAGGCGAGCGACGCGCTCGCCCGCTACAAGAAGGCGCACGAGGCGACGCTCGACCCGGTGCAGTCGGTGATCGACAAGCTCAAGCTCGAGCAGCAGGACCTCGCCGCCGTCACGCAGGCGCAGAAGGACCGGCTCGCGGCCGAGCGCGACGTCGACGACATGATCCAGAAGAACCTGCTCGACTTCAACAAGGACGCGCTCGCGCAGGACCACGCGCTGGAGAAGATCCTCAACCAGTACGGCCTGATGGAGGCGGACGCCGGCGGCGCCGCGCAGGCCGAGGACGACCTGTCGAAGAGCCTGCTCGCGTCGTCGGATGCGCTCGCCGACGTCGACAAGAGGATGGGGGACCACCTGAAGCTGCTCGAGGACCAGCGCCAGGCGGCGATCAAGGCGGCACGCGGCTACGACCAGTTCGAGAAGGGCGCGACCGACTACATTTCGCAGCTCGACGAGTACGGGAAGAAGCTCGCGTCGAACATGACCGACGTCGCCGGCGAGATGCAGCACGCCTTCGACGACGCCTTCAAGGGGATCGGCGACGCGTTCAACGCGCTCCTCCTCGGCGGCGAGTTCAGCATGAAGCAGTTCATGCTGACCGTCCTCGCCGACCTCGCGAAGATCATCGAGAAGCTCCTGCTCATCGAGATCATCGGGCACTTCGCGCCGAACTCGTCGTTCGGCGCGGCGGCGAGCGACCTGAAGCAGCTCTTCGGCGCGCAGGAGGGGCTCGACATGGTCGTCCCCGGCTCGGGCCCGCCCGACTCGCACCTCTTCGCCGCGCGCGTCTCGCCCGGCGAGCGGATCATGGTGATCCCGCAGGGCTCGCGCTACGGCGAGCGCGCCGCGACCGCGCAGGCGAGCGTGACCCTCTCGCCGAGGATCTACAACGTCACCGACCACCGCGACGTGCTCGACGCGATGCGGTCGGCCTCGGGCCAGGCGGTCATCATCAACGCGATCCGGCGCAACGCGTCCGCCGCCAGGAGCCTGCGTTGACCATGATCCCCTACCAGATCCTCGGCCTCACCCACGCGCTCTCGTGGGTGACGGACGTCATCGCGACGGCGAACGGCAAGGAGCAGCGGATCGCGCGCCGCCGCGCGCCGCGCGAGACCTTCGACGTCGCGCTCGCGGTCGACGCGGAGCTCGACCGGCGCGGCCTGCGCTACGCGCTCTTCCACGACCCGGTCTCGACGTGGGACCTGCCGCTGCCGCACGAGGCGTGCGCCGTCCTGGCGGCGGTCACCGGCGCGAGCGCGACCGTCGACGCGACGTACGACGACCGCTTCGCCGTCGGCTCGAAGGTGTACGTCCAGAGCAACGACCCGGCCGTCGGCTTCGAGGCGACGATCAGCGGCGCCAGCGGGCCGGCCAACGCGCGCGTGCTCGCGCTCTCGGCCGGCCCGAGCTCGGGCACGTACTCGGCCGGCCTGGCGCGCGTGCTGCCCGTGCTCGAGGTGTACATGGATGACCAGCAGGCGACCGCGCGCGAGGCCGCCGCGGGCGACGCGGTCGATGCGGACCTGGAGGACGTCGGCGCCGGCTCGTGGTCGCTGAAGGCGGTCGCGAAGAAGTCGCCGGCGACGCTCGGGGCCGGCGCGTCGCTGACCTCGTTCGACTCGAAGTACGTCCTCGACGTGTGGCCGGAGATCGAGGGCGAGGCGGGCGAGACGTTCGACGCCGCGCTGACCCGCTTCGACTCGCAGGGGATCGCCGCCCAGATCTGGACGCGCCCGCACGCGAACGTCGCGCGCCAGCACCTCTACGAGGGCCGCTCCGTCGCCGACCGTCAGTTCTGGAAGCTGTTCTTCGCGCAGCACTACGGGCGCCAGGTCGCGTTCCTCGCGCCGACGTGGCAGCCCGACCTCGACCTCGTCTCGCAGCCGGCGGGCGGGACGACGATCGACGTCGTTCAGAACCCCGGCTTCCTGTCGTGGTTCGCGACCGCGCCGCACAAGTGGCTCGCGCTGCTCAAGGTCGACGGGACGATCCAGTACGCGAAGGCGACCGCTGTGTCGACCGTCTCCGGGCACGACCGCGTCACCGTCTCGACGACGGTCACCGGGCCCGACGTCGAGCGCGTCTCGCTGCTCGAGCTCGTCCGCTTCGGCGAGGACGACGTCGCGTTCACGTGGGCGCCGGACGCGACGACGTTCTCGATCTCCCCTCACCTCGTGGTGGTGCAGCAGTGAGCTTCGACAGCCAGGAGAAGAGCGTCTCCGGTTCGCGCCCGGTCGAGCTCTGGAAGATCACGACGACGGACGGCGCGTACTACCGCACGACCGCGGAGAGCGACTTCGTCTTCGCGCTCGACGGGCACACCTACCTCGCCTTCCCCGGCTACCGCGAGGAGCTCGCCGGCTCGAGCATCGTCGACCCGCCGACGATTGAGCTCGCCTTCCCGATCGACGACCAGTTCGTCCAGGACGTCGCGTTCTCGACGAGCCCGGAGTCGATCTCCGTCGTCGTGTACCGCGTCCACGTCGACGGCGCGTACGTCGTCTGGTTCGCCGGCGACGTCGTCGGCGGCTTCTCGGTCGAGGGCGACTGGGCGAAGTGCCGCGTCCCGTCGCTGCTCGCCGACAAGCTCGACACGCCGATCCCCAACGTGTACGTGCAGAAGAACTGCAACCACATGCTGTACGACGACCGCTGCGGCGTCGACCGGACGCTCTTCTTCGTCGGCGGCACGGTGCAGGCGATCTCGGGGCTGACCGTCAACGTCGACATGGCCGCGGCGCCGGCGGAGGGCTTCGCGAGCTACGGCGAGGTCGTCCGCCCGTCGGACGGACAGCGCCGGCTCGTGTACCTGAGCACGAAGATCTCGTCGACGCGCACCGGCCTCACGATCGAGTACCCGTTCCGCACGCTCAACGTCGGCGACGCCGTCTACCTCTACGCCGGCTGCGACCACACGATCGCGACGTGCCGCGCGAAGTTCAACAAGGCGGTGAACTTCGGCGGCTTCCCGTCGCTCGCGCCGGTCAACCCGTTCCGCGG